CTGATAGTACCACTAATGGTACACAGCTACTTGAACAATACGCGTTATACCCAGTGAAAAATACATCATTCGGTCATCTAAACGACCTACGTAACATTTATGCCAATTATACCGGGGATCCTGGTTACAACATCACAGATCGGTTAATATTCCAATCAGCAGTTTTGGACATTACCATAGCCAATGGATCTATTGATTCAGCATCTGTACCAGTATCTATCGAGCTTGACATTTATGAAGTATCATCTAGTTCGTCGTGGCAGGACAATAGTGATACTAGTAGCGCCAATATTAATTTGGTTAATATTATTGGTCGTGGATTTTCAGACACAGCTAATGAAGGCTCAGCCGTAACAGGACTAACCCTATCTCAGAGAGGCGTCACCCCTTTTGAAGCCTGTTCAGCCCTATCATCTTACAAGATCAAAATCTGGAAGAAAACCAAGTATTTCCTTGGAGCCAATCAAACAATGACCTATCAATTCCGTGACCCCAAACGTCATACATGGGCCAACACAACAATTGGCCAATGGGAATCAGGCAACTACCCAGGCGTCACCCGCTGGGTTCTCGCTATCGCTAAGGCTACCCCCGGACTAAACATGGACGGCAACGGACGTGTGCGTCTTTATGCCGGAACAACTAGGAAGTATCTGTATAAGATCAACAAATCGTCTAATGACGCTGATGCCCTCCTATAAACGGCGGTGGTGTGCGCGGTGTGCGGTCGGAGTTTTAGGGGGCTAAATATCCATATCATTAAAATTATTAATAAACATTTCTGGATTATACTCTGTGTATCTACTAATCATGCCTTGTGCTCTAATAACAACCCACTCAGTAACCCTCCTAACAAAGCTAGCAAAGTAACAGTTAGACTTGTACCAATTATGAGGTAGTGCGTTTGTAGTGATGATAATCCTTTTCGCAAGACATTGTACTTGACCACCTTTAACTTCCAACAATAGTGGATATCTGTCACATAATCGTAACAGCGTGTCGAACGGCAACCATCCATAGAACTCGTCGATAATGATCGTTTCCTCCCCCGAGTACCCATCCCACCATTGACTTCTCTGTTTCCAGTATGCACTGGGGAAGTCGTCCATACACATTCTGGATTTTCCAACACCGGTTGCTCCTTGGATAACTATAGTTTCAACGGACCAATCCCGTTTCGGAGTTTTTAGCATGCGATAATGACTAAATGCTTTATAGTACTTTACCCATATATCAAAGAAATCATCAGCTATTTCACCATCTGATGCCCCATCCAGTATCTTCTTCTGGATCTCTTTCAGGTTCTCTTGCTGGGAGCGTTTCGTACCATTCTCCAAAATTTGCGCGACTTCTATATCGGAGATTCCAAAATAGACGGTATCTTCTATTCTTGATGACTCTTTCGTTACATAGGAGAGACATTCCAACCTTGAACCTTTCCTTTTTTCCCAATGTGCCGTGGGCAACCATCTTTTCAATTGCTCTAATCTTACACTATGTTTACACTCAATATAACCCTGATAATGAGGAGTGCCGAATTCACCTTGTTCCAACTGATGAACCCCAATCTTTATATTGTCAGGATACACAATCTCCTCTGTCGGATTGTTTACTGTGAAGACCCAGTTTCTGCTTGCCATCGTCGCAGCAATTATTAGAATGAGCAGGGGCCGGTCAGTATTACCCGGACCCCTGAGAATGAGAATTGAGTCCACCATTTATACTTATATTCATTATACTCTCTCAATTATTCTCAATTTCCTAATTCCGCTGAGAACAGGCTCTTATTGGTCGTTTCAGATAACTCGGAAGAGTCGCCTGCGGTCCTCATTTATTTATTAGCCAGTAAGGATGCAGATATGTCTGTCGTCAGATACGCAGGCCCCCCAGTAGCAGGAGGTATAGTATCAAATTATTTAAGTAACCCTAGGCCATACAACGAAGCTTTTAGAAGCATGGCGAACTATGCTAGAAGACGTGTTAGTAATTATATGCAAACCAGGAGCGGTCGCAGGTATACTAGAACTAGTAATAATCGTCGTAACATGCGAGGACAGCGTTCCTTCAGGACAGGAGGTGGAGGAGTCACCACTCAACATGACCGTACTCAAGTTTATCGCAAGAAGTCTATGCCATTCCGTAAAAAGAAAGGCTGGCGACGTTTTAAAAGAAAAGTACAAGCAGTTGCGGAGAAATCTCTTGGATCTCGTACAATCGTGCTTAACAATCTTGTTACAACATCTTTGGCTGATAGTACCACTAATGGTACACAGCTACTTGAACAATACGCGTTATACCCAGTGAAAAATACATCATTCGGTCATCTAAACGACCTACGTAACATTTATGCCAATTATACCGGGGATCC